CATGTGTCGTTCTCAATGGTGGGGGCAAGTTCTCAATAGATGAACTAATTGTTCGTAAGTTGAAGTCGAGTTAATGCATCGTAACCTTTAATAATAATTTTAGATTATGAAGTGATTAGCACCCTCTAAACACCTCATANTCTATAGATAATATTAAATGTACTACACTCATGTCTTTTNTATTGGCTGCAGGAATGTCTTATTACATGTCTACGATATGTTATGAGGCACCAAACTTAACTGAATCTGAGATAAAAGATNGAGCAGAAGAACTATTCCCATATAGAATGGGAATGAATAATCACAATAAAATTTATTATTATGGACTATACTGTAAAAAAACTGAGTAATTATTATGTCTATCACTCTTCGTTTTAAAATCCTAGACGCACTTCGTTCTGATGCTAATGGTAACATTGCCAAAGCGAAAGCTAACATAGAAGTTTATCTAGAGAACCCTGTAGGTATTGGTGAACATCCAGATGTACTGGGTGCTATTCAAGATCAACTCGATGTGATCGCCCATGAAGAAGAACGTATCGAAGTTATCGATAAACACTTCAGTGAACCTTTCTAGGGGATGCTGTGGTGCTGGATGTCCAGACTGTCCATTCAGACCACTTCCTAAACCATCCTCTTGACTAGGGTGGTTTTTTATTGTATACTAATTAAATTAAATCTTTACATAAATACATAAAAGGTTATATGATTAACTCACTCTTTAGTATTATGTTTGCTGCTCTAATGTGGGTTCAAGTACCACAATGGAGTGATGATTGGTCCAAGTGTTCAGTAGATGTACCAGACACAGCATGTCATTGGTACATCACTGCTCCTGATAGCACAATGGGTGAAGGATTTAGTTGGGCAAATGCTCCTTGGTTCTCGGTAGAAGGGTTGAGGGATATTGGGGAACTTCACGACACAATGACAACAATCCAAAACGGTATCGAATTATGAATCACTATCTTGTATTTGTTTATGGTGTCTGTTTCGCACTTATTGGAGGAGCAGCGTTTGCAATGGTATGGTCTAATATTATGTCGATTAATATGATGCCACCAGAACCTAAAAGATCTAAACATCCTGAAGCACCTAATGCAGGTGAGGAGGTTATGTATGTGGATCTATCAAGAGAAAGACTTGAAGACCTTTACAAGCAGAACAATCAGTGATATTATGATAGGGTCAAACGACCCTTTTTTTTATGGAATATACTGACTACCTCAAAGCTCAACAAGAATTGAATGAAATTCGTCAGGCATCTGTACGTGGTTGGGGAGTATGTATTACACACTTTCTTCTAGCACCAGTAGCATCAGTATACTACGGTGCAAAGACTAAGTATTGGAAACCTACACTAATTGCATCTGCTGTTGCACTTGGTGCCATTCCTTTGAGCGTAGTTGATTTTGGGTTTACTCTTTCTGTTGCTCCTCCTATTACTTCTGCTGCACTTATTATTAGTAACACCAATAAGAAAAGAAAAGAACTGGGATTCTTGACTCCTGAACAGGCTGAATTTTCTCTGTATGAAAAATCTAAAGGTTAATAAATATTAACATAAAATATCTGTGATTATGTCTGAGGAACCTTTCAGTCTACGCCCCCTGCTTGACTTAGTGGGGGGTGTTATTATTTCAATTTTACTTCTATCAGTTCCATTCTTGATACTATTACTATGACAACAAATAATTTCGCGGTCTATACTAAAAGTGGATGCCCATATTGTGGTAAAGTAATGGGAGCATTACAGTTGGCAGAACAGAGATACGTTGAGTATAAACTTGGAAGAGACTTTGAAAAGGAAGAATTTTACTCAGAGTTTGGAGACAGTTCTACCTTTCCTCAGATCACAGTAGATGGTAAAAACCTTGGCGGATGTGCCGAAACTGTTAAATACCTGAGAGAAAATAATTTGGTCTGATGGATTTAGATCTCTACGATACTGTTGAACATACTATAGACTACGCCTTTCAAGGAAAGTTTATGCTTGATATGTATCAATATCTAAAGAGTAATAAATCTACTAGAACTACCGTAGAAGAGTTCTTAATGAGTTGTACTGCGGCAGAAGTAAAGAGTATCATATTAGATCTTGAAGGTTACTTGGAAGGCGGTAATGACGATGTACACAAACAATTAAGAGAGGGATATGGTCACCTTGGCAAACCTGAGGCCCGTAAAATAAAAAATTATCTTGAGAGTATCATTAATGATGCAGGTAGGTATATGAATGACAAAAGACCAGGAAGGAAAGGAAGAACCTCTAAATAACGATGAGTCATCTCCGAAAATGAATCGGGGATTTGAACTTCTTCTCAGAAATAAAAACAGGAGGGAACAACCAAAAACTTTTCAAGTCAAGTTTGGAAAGATGGTTTCTCTCTTCAAAAGAGAATTACATTTTTTCTTAGATATCTCCTTTGATATAAGGAAAACGGAGGACTAAAATGTTAGCAGTTACATTGACCCTATCCACAGTTATTTCAGTAATGTTTTTACTGGTTGGTGGAGTGATAGGATACTTACTTAAAGAATACGTTATCGAGAGGAACTCTACATTTATTCCAACTCATCCCGAAATGTTCGATGAGAATGGACAGATTATTGCGGATGATATTCTTGCTGTGAGATTTGACAATACTCCAGAAGATTTTGATGCCGAAGAACATTGACATCATAAAATAAATACTGTACACTGAATAAAATTATTACTAATTATGGCTACATCAACAATAAAGAAACTCCTACCTAATCCATTCATTCATGAGATTTTTGATTACGTTTCAAAGCAAAAAACTCTGACAAAAAAAGTAGAAGCTTTGAAAGAATACAGGTGTGATGCAGTAACTACACTTTTGATTTGGAACTTTGACGACACTGTAGTGTCTATGCTTCCCGAAGGTGAAGTTCCTTTTGAACAGAATGATGTTCCCGTAGGAACAGATCATAGTTCTCTCCGTAGAGAGTATAGAAATCTTTATCACTTCGTGAAAGGTGGTAATGATAGTCTCTCTAAAACTCGTAGAGAGTCTATGTTCATTCAAATTCTTGAAGTTCTTCACCCAACTGAAGCAAATCTTCTCTGTCTCGTGAAAGATAAACTTCTTGAGAAGCAATATAAAATTACCAAAGGAGTAGTTGAATCTGCATATCCAGATATTCAATGGGGAGGTAGATCTTGAGTGATAATATAAAGTTTCTTCATCAAGATTGTGATCCATCATTGGGTCAGGATAAGAAACTTCCGTATAACGCATACCTGATTGAGTACCTTCAAGATGGGTTAACTAAATTTGATATCGTAACAGCGTATAAACAGGTTGATATTTTTGATCACTATTGGGATAACTACCGCGGTGATTTTAAAAACATGACGCAGTCAAATGGTCAAGTTAATCCTAAGTTATATGGATACGAGAAAAAACCTGAAAAGAAAAAGAAATGAGTAACGGATTTGATATTAAACTTGAGGGTATCGATATGAACCCGGATCAAGTTCAAGTATTACTTAAGCAATATAAGAAGATAAAAAAATACCAGAAATCTAATTTGTTTGCTGTTAAGACTATAGATGGGACGGAAGATTACGTCTCTGAAATGATTAAGGATGGTGAAGAATACGGAGCCCTTGACTAAATAGAGACACTGGTCTATAGTAGACCTATCGTTCATCCCCACTGAGGGGACGCAAGTAAGTCGCGGAACGGAGCGTTCATCCCATGAAATTCCTTCTACCTTTATTGCTTCTAACATCTCCGACATATGCCGGCGAGTATTTTATGCCCTGCCAACATGTGAAGGAAGTTGCAGAAGTGGTATTGGAAGATCCGTACCTCTCTGAAAAGAATAAGAAGATTATTCTTCAAAACCTTTTAGGAAGGCATGGTATGGGTTGTCTTTCAAGGGACGCAAACGACTAAAGGAACGGACTTAACAATCCAACTACTTTAGGAGTAAACTCATGAACACACTTCAAATGATCAAGAAGCAGATCAATAAAACCTCTGCTCTTCATAACGCACAAATCAATCACACTGCATATCGCGGCGTTGAATATGATACACGTTGTGTGAAGTCAAGTGAAACCCACGGTACATTTTGTTATCGTGGTCGTACTTACAGCAAGTGACCCTTGTCACCTGTTCAATTATCTGATATACTAGGGAGACACAAGTCTCCTTTTTTTATGGAAAAAGATAAACTTAAACTTATCACAAGAAATCTTAGACTCTTAGTTGACGCATTGGAATCCGAAGTGTATTCTGATGTTAAGTCTTACACAGAAAAACTTGAGGAAACACTTCCTCCCCTTCCTGATTATGATGAGGTATTTGAAGATGAT